ATCGTATCGAGTGCGTCCTTACACCAGTAGGGAGCCGCATCTCTAGCTTTGTTTGCATCTGGTCTTTCCATGAGTCTTTCAGCGTTACGACTTGTCACCACTCTGGGTTGAGTTGTCGCGCATCCCGCGATTGCAAATCCAATAACTGACAGCATCGCGATCTTTGTCGGCTTCTTGAATAATTTTACCAAAGTCGCGAGCTTTTCTATCCGGAACCAACTTATCAATAATGCTGATAAGTCCACCGAGAATGCTGAAGAGGAATCCCATCTCACTAACTCAATAGACTCCCATCTTGAACTTTTGCTTGGCGGCTGAGTTATCCACTAAATTAGGATATGGGCGGCCTGCGGCTTTAGCCTTTTGCTTGGCGTATGCCTTTGCCTTCGGCGAAAGGGGCCGAGATGACTTGTTGGGATTTTTCTTGTCCCAAAATTGCTTCATGAAGAAGGAGCGTCTTTAGCTAGAATCAAACCAATCCCTGCGGTGATAGCGGCAATTAGAGTTCCGAGATCGGGGATGGTTCCAGTCTTTAGGAATGCCAACGCCGCAGAACCAACTGCCACAACAATGCTAAGGACACCCGTGGTTGTAGTTTTAATGTTTTGCATTTATTTTATCCTCCAATATCAAAGCCAGCACACGCAGGTTCCCCTTCCGAGTATTCCTGCATATCGCTCCATTGATCTGAACCCGTATTGCCGGAATCAAAGACCGCAAGATTATTTTCGCTTCTAACGCAACAAACCCCACAAACGGCATCCCCGCGATCCGGAGAGCATACCCCCCGCCTCCGCATCTCGTCTTTGGACTCCAACCCCAACTTTCCTGAGGAGGCTATCTTAGCCTTACGGGAGCATAGTTGGGCATCCAGTATTTCATCAGTAGGAAGGATGATTTCAGCCCTTTCGATCTGTCTAGCTGTCTCCCACCACATCTCAGAGCTTCTATTGACGTAGTTATCAGAGTAGGCCCTAGCCCCAAAGTTCACCCTCTTAATAGCCCACCCCTGTTCCCGCATCCGGTCATTCATAGGCTTACCTAGTCCCCCGTCATCAGCCCAAACATCGTTAGGCTTTAGATTGGCCTTCTTTAGCTCTATAATGGCTTTGCCTACACTTCTCATGGTATCCGAGTCCTTCCACCCTATCAGGGGCTCAATCACGTTCCCGCGCCTTATGGCGATCACCGTTTCATCACCGCCACCTGCCCAATCAATAAAAGCCACCGGAGCCCCCTCCTGTTTCTTCGGAGGGTTAGATCGGCAGTTATGAATCTTAGAAAAAGTGAATGGGCTGATCCCGTCATCCTCCCCCATGAACTCAGAGAAGATCATGCTTCTAATAAAGGGGTTGTCCCGTCCATGTTGCTCAATCTGCATATCAATCCACTCTTTCTTGATATGGGGGCAGTCATAGGCCGATACAGAGTAGTTCTTCCAATACTTGCGTTTCCCTAGGAAGCATTGCGCGAACTCCCCGTCCATGCCTCCGGTACTGCTCATAGCAAGCCAAGCCGTAGGCTGACATCGTTCCGCCGCCCTCCAAATGTCGGTGGGTATGCTTTTAGCCTCGTCAAAGATCATAAGGAGCTTGTCGTTGTGCCAACCCTCAAATCGGTTTGGCTCGTCGGTAGAGAACCCAATAGCCTTAGATCCGTTAGGGGCAGTTAGGTCAGTAGCGTTGAGGGTCCAACCCTTTAGCTTATCCCTCCATCCGGCGAGCCTTTGCCAAAGTTGCTCCTTCACCTGACGATAGACTCCGGCTGTGGTTACGACTTGGGACTTGGGATAGACCGTACACCACCAAAGAACTAGGGGAGCCGCCAAACAAGATGTCTTTCCGGAGCCGTTAGCCGCCTTCAAAGCCACCCGATTGCCTAGGCCAACATCGAGAAAGACTTTCGATTGCCAAGGGTGGAGGTCGATGTCGAGTAGCTTAGAAAAGCCTAGGGGGGTTGCTAACAGTTGCTCCTGCGTGAGCTTGGCCGGAAGTTGGGAAGGATCTGTTATGGGCATTTAGAGGGGGGTCGAGTTTTTTGAATTTTTTTTGGAAGGGGGATATAATTAGAGTGGGTGGGCGAGGGGGGTGGTGGGCGGGGGCGTGTCGGGGGTTGGCGGGTTCGGCTTGGGATATTTCCTCGGCCTCCCAAGTCGTTGAGGTTTAACATCCTTCACAACCTCCGCAGAAATCTCCACGGCAGGAACGGCAACCCTTCCCTCTTGTGATGGTGTCCCTCCTTCAGTATAATTAGTGGGGACTAGAGAAGAAGGGGTGGTGGTGTCGGGTAATTGTTGGGGAGCTAATTGATTACCCAAGAGAGAACCCCAAGCCCCCATCAGCTTGCCTATCGTGTCATCGCCTAGGGCGAGAATTTGCATACTCGAGCCTTGCCCACTAGGTACATAAGCAGGGGCAAATTCTTCCTTTGCCCTTCTCTCTAACAACCATTGGGAGGGCTTCTCTGAAATCTTGGCGTGACGCTCTATATTGCTAACTTGGCTACGGACAAAAAAAGAGTGTGCCTCTTCCATCATTGGGGCGAACTCGGGGTGAAGCCCTGCCCACTGCTTACTTGTCCCATACGGAACTCCACAAAGGGGCGAAGCATACCGCAACGGAAGCCCCCGCTTAATCTGATTACATATCTGACGAGCCTTTGCGATTGACCACCGAGCAGGCCTCCCCACCTTTCCGCTAACCTTGTGAGGCTCTATGTTCACTCACCCTTCCCGTATTGCTAAAATAAAACTTGTCAATCCTTCCGCCGGAGTTACGGGAGCAAAAAGAGTAGGGAGAACACAAAGCCCGAAATGGTATCCGATCCTCGCAAGAAAGACCGAAAAGGGGCGAGCGTAGGTAGAACGGAGCTAGCCTCACGCCCTGCTAGCTTAATAATTGGGAGCGATCCCAGCGATTCTCACGCCTACCTCAACGGCATTGGTAATAATGGATACCGCACCTAGAGAAAACCGCCCAATCCCTCGAGGATGGGCGAACTATGCCCACGCAAACCCTCCCCCCTTTATTATTATCATATATTAAAAAAACCTAACCCCCTCCCGTTAGGTTGCATCGTGTAAGCCCTGCCCTCCTCTCTCTCTTCCCCTCATCCTCCGTGGCTCGCTGATCGTGGAAGCGTAAGCCTTGCCGTTGATTGCTTCCGCTTTCTTTTTTTTTCTTATTTTTTTCTTTTCAGTTTGTGTAAGAAGCCTCCGTTTATTCTTTTTATTTGATAAGCCCCCGAAAATAAATCCCCTCTCTCCCATTAGCTTAACTAATCCTAAAAGCCCTTTTCCCCTCTGAGGCCTCCCGCGATTGCCCCTGCGTTACATAAGCCTAACTAATTACCGCTTTGAGAGTATTGACGGAAGCGGTTGCAAAGTGTAACAAGCATAAATATGAACAACACAAAAGCACAAGCAATCGAAGCCAAGAAAGCCAAGATGAAACAACTCGCGGAACAATTCGCGAAGATGACGGAAGCCGAGAGAGTGGAACTATCCAACCAACTCGGAAGCCTCCGAACCATCGAAGGCCGACCTCTCTCCTTCAAAAACTCCGCCCTCCTTTACTTCCAGAAGAAAGGGGTATCAATCGTCGGAGGCTTTCAACAATGGAAGAAGGCTGGACGAATCGTGAGGAAGGGAGAGAAAGCCCTAGCGATCTTTTGCCCCGCCTCCCGCAAGACTGAAGAGGGACAACCCGCCGAGGATTCTCTCTTCTTCTTTACTGGAAGCGTTTTCGATATTAGCCAAACCGAACCCCTTACCCCATCAGAAACCCTAACCCGTTCCCTTGTGGGGAATGTGTAAGAAGCAACCACAACCAAAGGAGAACCCAACCAATGACAACCCAAAACCAAATCCAAGCTATGAGGAAAATACTCGACGCAGTAATCGACGCAGTGAAGGCCAACCCAACAGGAACCCCCGAGGGCTCCCTATATGCCGTCCTAATGGCTCAAGGATGCTCCCTCAATCAGTTTCAAGCGATCATAGGTGCATTATGCACCGCCGGAAAAATCAGAAAAGAAAACGGACTCCTCTTCGCCTAACCCCAACCCAAACCAAAGAAAGAACCCAAACCAATGAACACCACAACCGAAACAACCCCCCGTATCTATGTCGGGACTTACGAGAAGTACAACAACGGAAGCATAAAGGGAGCTTGGCTCGACCTTGAAGGCCTAGACAAGGATTCCTTCTATGACGCTTGCAAAGAACTCCACAAAGACGAGGCCGACCCCGAGTATATGTTCCAAGACTTCGAGGGTTTCCCCCGCCGATTCTATGGGGAATCATCCCTCGAGGATGGCTTATGGGCTTGGCTCGAGCTTGACGAGGAAGAACGGGAACTCCTCGAAGTAGCTTCAGAGGCCGTGGACTCTGAGGACATAGACGATGCTCGAGAGAAGTTTATGGGAAAATATGACTCAGAAAAAGATTGGGCTGAGAACTACCTCGAGGATACGGGAGAACTTAACGAGATACCCGAACGCCTCCGGTATTACTTCGACTACGAGGCCTATGCCCGAGATGCCCGACTTAATGGGGATATATGTTTCCACGAACATAACGGCGAAACTTGGGTTTTCTCTAACCACTAAGTGTAACAAAACCCCACAAGGAGAACCCACAATGGACTTAATTTTCATCCTCTTCCCCATGTTTGCCGTACTAGGCCTAGGAGCTTGGACGCTGAACAAATAACCCAAACCAAGAAAGAACCCACCAAATGACCCAAACCTTACTACCCCTAAACCCTCACGCCTATTGCGGAGAGGACATCGCGGAGGCCTTTGGACTAAACAAACTCCCCGCCGAGATTGTAACCATCATCCCCAAACATTCCCCTTGGGGACAGATAGACCAACACGAGGTCTTAGCTAGGGGTATTATCGAAGTATATACCCCCAGCCACGGCGGAATCTATCTAAGCAAGGAGCGTCAGAAGATGCTCCCCGAATGGGCAAAGAAAGTCCCCGCCTCCTATTGCCCTAAGCCGGAGTGGTGGGAGGAGGATTGCGAGGCCTTAGTTCCCCTCTACTGCTTCTATGACGAACTCCCAGCAAAGAGGAGGGAAGGAGTATCAAAAGAACTGCTCCTAAACTGGATTAAAAAAACCTCTTACTTCTTCCCGAATGGAGTGGCAACCCTATGACAACCCTAAAAATCATTGACCAACTACTAAAAGGAAACCACCTCGAGCCTAAAGAACTGAGGAAGGCTTGGCTCATAGTGGAGGATCTGAAGGAAATCCTAGAATACAGAACCGCAGGAGAATCCAAATGACCACCACCGACCAACTCCTAGAGCTTGTTATGAATGACGCAGAGATGGAGAGAATGACTAGGCCTACCACTTGGGAGGAGCGAGTGACCCAGCTTGAGGAGGAAGGCCTGACAAGGAGTGACGCACAAGGAGCGGTGGATGTCGAAATCCTAGAAGGATGGAGGCCGACAGACTTTCAACCTTGGATGCTCATTCCGGAGATCAAACCATGACCCCCGCCTTCTCTGTCCCTAGATTGCGGAGCAATCGGCGGAACAAGACCTCAGGCTTGTTTCACATCCAATCCGACACCGGAGAGATTTTCGGAGAGTTTCGCTCCCACCGCTCCGCCCATTCATTCATCGAAAGGAACGGACTGGAATGGGAACCCCTCCTTATCGTTTCGGCGGAGAGTGTAAGAAGCCTCTACAAGTTTTGGATGCCCTTACCCCTCCCCCTCTCAGCCCTGCAAAGAACTTCCCTCAATTCACTAGCTTGCGGAGCAAGCGAGTGAGCAAAGCGAACCCCTAAACAAAGAAAGAACCCAATGAAGAACCAAAAAACAAAGCACTACATCGCAACCATAAACGAAATGAATGGGGATATGGAATACGACACCAAGTACCTATTCAAAACCTCCGAATGCCCCGACAAGTACAACGACAAGGTGGCAAGCACTTGGAGGGGTGAGGGTGATGGATATGACGAAGAGGCCGGAGGCTACTGGTCAGATAATAGCCTTATGTCGGCAGGAGAGTGGAAAGAAATCCCCGCCTCTCACTTTGCAATCCTCAAAAAGTATCTCGCAGTTTTATAACCCAAGAAAGGAAACCCAAATGACACCATCAAGAACCGAAATCGAAAGAACACTACAAGCCGAGAAAGCCCAGCTTGAGAAAGCGGAACAACTCAACAACGACTCATTCCCCGAAGCGGAGTGCGTTGGCGAGTTTGAGCGAGGCAACATCACCGGATGGATCGAAGCCCTTGAGTGGGTACTCAACCAGAAAACCGGAGAGAACCGCAAGTACCTATCAGTATTTGAAATACTAGAGGGGAGAAAATAAACCAATGAGATACTCCGGAAAAGTAACAGACATAAGGATTCCCTGCACATTCTGGAATCCGAAATTCTCCAACAAGCTGAAGGAGAACAAACAAAACCTGCAACAGATCAAAAACCTTATATGCGATCTAATGCTCATCAAACCAAGTGCAATCAAAGTGACAGCATATAGGCACGAATGGGAAGCAAGGGAAGCAAGGGAGGCAACCAAATGAACTGCAAAATCAAAGAGATATTCGACCGACTAACTAAGTTAGATAAGGTTGAGATTCTAAAACTAAACAAGACCTACACCAAAAATGTCCGTCTCTACGGAGAGGATGACAACGACACCATCAGCGATCTTGAGTCGATCATTCGACCCAAGGCACTCGCTTACGCTAGGGATGTAATTAAGAAGGATGGCATCCCGAAAGACGGAGAGGGTTGGGCATTCCGCCCAAGTATCCTCGAAGATACAGACGAGGATATTGAGGTAATGATATGCAGAACGGAGGATGGAAAATTCAAGCCCTCCACCTGCTCCCCAGCTTGGGAGGCTAAAGGCAACTCGGTAGATGATGGATGCGGAGTTAAAGACCCAGCCGAGGCGTTGGCTTGGGGACTCACGGAGGCCTTCGCCTACTACCTCGCCGGAGACATCACCCACCTACGCAACGGGAAACACTTCCCGCAGAATGAAATCCACATACCAACACGGAGTAAAGTTAAATGACAACCCAATCCATCCTTAATTCAATCCGCAAATCAATCGAGGAGGAGAGCGTTAGTTTCGATCAGATTATTCAGCTTGAATCCATCGCTCAATCTAACCCCAGCCTACTTGCCGATGATCCCCGCCTAGCTGAATGGGCAGGGATGCCGGAAGAGAAATGGAGAAACCTATGAAGGAATACACAATCTACGGAGTCCGTCAGTATAGTGCCTATATTATGGCAGAGAGCGAGGAGGATGCCATGCGACAAGCCAAGGCCATACCCCTCCATGAATGGGAACCCAACGAAATCTCCGGCGAGGAGATTCTTCCAAAGGAGGCGTGCGAAGTATGAGTCCCGACCTCCTCAAACTCCTCGACACCATAGTAAGGATTGCCATCCCCCTAGTTTGCTCAAGTCTAGTGTTGGCAATGTTTATTGGGAGAGATTAACTACTATGATGATCGCTATGACCGGACGCGAAATAGACCACCTCCTAGGAATCATCACCCCGATAATCACAGTGATTATTCTCGGAATGGCTTGGTATTGTCAGAGAGATTAAACCCAAACAAAGAAAGAACCTATATGAAAAAGAAATCAGCAACGATAAATAGAACAGACTGGATTGATAAGTTGATGTCAAACGGATTCATAGAAGTCCATCCCAAAGGAGGAAGGCCTAAGCCAAGGCATAGGCTTTTCATGAACGCAACAATCGCAGGACACTCAGTAGTGGTAGAACCAGAGCATCCGGCGTTTAGAAGTTGGACGGATATTCAGAAACACATTGATAGGCAGTTAAAATAAAATGACCACACTAACAGATTGGATTATGGCCGGAGCAGGGTTGGCGATAGGAAGGCTAATCGTAGCTACTGCCGTTATAGTAATAGTCACCGCACTCTTGGCCGTATTCTTTATTATTGAGGAGAGAACCAAATGAGCGTCACAGAAATTCTTAAACCAATTAGCAAGACCGAACTTGAGAAATGGAAGATTGAGGAAAGCCTCTTTCGCAATTCCACAGCACCAAGTCCGGCAACTATAATTCAATCAATTCAAGATCGACTTAAGGAAGAAGCAAAATGAACAACACATTCCAAATCACCACCACCTACCGACTCAAACAACTCGAAGATAAGCTAGCCGACACCACAGAAACCTTATCCCTTTTAGGACATAGGGTAACTCGACTAACGCTAGCTATCGAGAAAGCGGAGAAGCTAATAGCCAACGCGAAGGACATTCATATTGCCGTTGTCCCTCCGCCCACCATCGAGATCAGCCCATCCATCCTTAACGCTAGTCACCGGAGAGACTTGCGATCCGTCACGGAGAGATGGGCAGTATGGAAGAAGATGTATAACGCAGGCATCCCGCCCTCTGAAATCTCCCGTAAGTTCAACTGCGATCACGGATCAGTCCTCTACGCAAAGCGGAAAGGATTCAAACCAGCTTGGAGTTGTAAGGAGAAAGAAGCCCTTGTAGCCTAATCCTATGAAAAAGATTCTCCTCTATGGCATACTCATCGCGGGGTTAATTGTCGCAGTCTCGAGGCCTACGCTATCCAACAAAGACCAGACGCAGGCTTGGAAGGATTATCGTGATAGACAAGCCTACGAGAACTCAATCTATAAGGCAGGTGAGGCGGAGAGAAATAAGAAGAAGGAGTACGCCTCGATCATGCTAGATCCCGAGGAGAAGTGGATGGCAGAGACTCGCTATAAGTATCGGCAGAAGCCAATCCCAAGGGGGCTGACTCCTATCGCACAGGAAGAGTTTGATGCTCGATCTGCTAGGGAATACAGGGAGCTAGGGTTTGATGATAGGCCGACGAGATGTGGGCATGAGTCAAGAGAGGTAGATCCATATCCCTACCAGAACGACAACTCCGGCTTATACTATCAGCGTACTCTTGTCGGAGATAACGCAGGGGATTGGTCGATTCAGTTTGTGAATGGGCCGAACTAGCGTAACAACTTCCCGATACATTCCACAATCGTGACGATCAGATAGACCAACGCCACGCATAGCCAGAACGCAAGCCATACCGCAACCACCGCTAACACAAACCCAACGACACACTTAAAGAGGAGAACCATTTTTCCTCCTGTATGTCTTGGACTTGCGTAGAGACTTACCCTCACGCCGCTCATTGATATAGGCTTCCCACTCAACTCTTGCCTCCTCTGCTTCTTCGATTGTCTTGTAAGGCCCAAACCCTATCGCCGGAGGCCTCCCGCCCATGATGAATCTCGGCCCCACCGGATACCCTGCGTCCGTAACTAGATCCAGATTTGAGACGGAGAGCTTCATTTAGAAAGGCCTGAACTCCGCTATCGGAATCTGAATCAGTTCCTCCTGATCGTAAGAGTCTCTTACGTTGCATGACTTCCGGCCTCCCCACCCACTTCCATACTTCTGTCCATGCCATAAGAAGTAACCATCCCCATCACTCCATCTAACAACCAAGAAAAGCGGAGCGTGAAATCTCTCGGAGAGTTGAGTTAGATTCTTCCACTTACTTGCCGATATAAAGAAGGTATCGTGCTTATCCTTGGAACAGCTTCTTACACGCATCTCAGCCAAGCCCCATTGATTAAGCGGAGTGCGAACATAGTAATCAAAGAGGCAGGCCTTAGGGGAGATGTCTAACTGATACCCCATCTTCTCACCCCAATCGTCAGCTAGCTTTGCGTTAGCTTCTCTTTGTTCTGCGGTTTCGTAAAGCGGTCTTGGCATAAGTTCCTGTTAGAAAATCTAGTTTGAATCCTCGGTCTGTTAGTACATCGAATAGAAGGCAGTTAAGCCTAATGTCTGTAATACCGCGCCGGATCGGCACAAGACTAACTTCTCCATTCTTAGCTAGCTCGATTGCCTTATCTATATTCAATAGGCCTAGTTCTGTATCCATTATCTCCACTAATCCCGATAGGTATTACCTCTCTAGGAATATGGGAGTCTTATCTCCGACAAACGCCCCCTCCACATTGTAGCCAAAGTATTCCTCGGCATCTGTTCTTTTCCACTTGTTATCCCTCATGAGAATCTTGAGGCACTTCTCTCTGTCATACACAGCAGAGGGAGACTTATCGAAAGCCCAGCCAACACCCACTAGGGCATCGTCGAATCCATCTGCCAACATGATCTCATGGTCACACCAATAGTCGTTAATGATCTGCTTTATCTTGTTTATTTTCATAGAGCTTTCGGAACGAACTCCTTAAATGTTTGCTTGTCTCCGTCGAACATCATGTCCACATGACCTAAGAATCCGTTCCGGTTCTTAGCCACCTTGAGCTTCCGGATATTCTCGTCCTTCTTAGTTAGTAAGAGAGCAACATCCATGTCCTGTTCGAGATCACCGGACTCCCGAAGATGATGAAGGCCTGCCTCACCATCCCCCACCGCATCTCGACTCAACTGACATACTGCCATCACCGGAATGCATAGCTCCTTCGCCAATGCTTTGAGTCCATGAGAGACAAGGGCTACCTCCCGATACCTCTCCCTCTCTCTTGTGTCAGGAGAGACTTTACCTAACAGATCAACTATCAGCATCTCCATCCCCATCCTCTTCCTCCATCGCCTAGCCCTAGCCCTTAGATCGGAGAGACGAATCCTCGCCGGATCTTCGATATAGAAAGGCAAGCCTTCGAGCCGATCCCTTGCCGACTGAAGTTGGATCTTATCAAAGTCAGTCATGTTCGAGGCATCCCGCATCTTCCACATCGAAGGCCCCCCAAGATGAGCCAAAGCCCTATGACCTAGCTCCCTCGCACTCATCTCTAACTCAACCATCACGATCTTGTGACCCTTCGTTCCCCAATCCTTCTTCTCAGCATCCCACTTATTGCCTGAGGCGAAGAGAGAAAGTTGGAGAGCAAGAGCGGTCTTACCCTCACCAGTTCGAGCCGCGAGCCCGATCAGTTGTCCGGCCTGCCAACCCCCGCAAATTTGATCTAGCTTGGGGATTCCGGAGGGGATTCCGGCATATAGGCAACCCCGATTGATTGCCGCTCGTACTCCCTCCAAAGCCTTATCAGCACACTCCGCAATCGTTATCGCTTGAGAAGGGGCATCCGTCTCCACCTCCCGCATCGCCCCCTCCAATGATGTCGCAATCTCTATCGAAGGCTCGGATCTCTCGAGCTTCATCCTCGCCTCCTCGATTGCCCTATTGATGGAACGAAGGCGGGATAGTTCCTTTAGCTTTCCGATATGAGAGTCGGCCTGACTAGCAGTTGTGGGCATCGCACTAGAAATATCAATGATGAGATTCCTAGTTGTCTCGTTAGTAGAAGTGGCAAGGAGAGAGGCACAGTCAACAGTCCTGCCGGAGTTGATCTCTTCAGCCATATAGGTGAAGAGGCTTTGAGCTTCCGGCAGGAAGAAGTCCTTTGCCTGAACCTCATCCAGAATCCTTTCCTTCTCCCCAAAGTCATGGGCTAGAGCAGAGAGGATAGCCTTTTCGACAGGCCCCCAAGTTGCAGAGGAGAATACAGTTAATGCACTCATGGCCCACCCCATATCGTATCGACAACGACTATTAGTATCATGATGAACGCGACAATCTGGATGGCCTCACCCCCGCTCATGCCGAACATAATTGCATCGCCTTTCTGACAACTCTTTCCGGCTCTATCCCAGCCAAGACGTTGCACATTTCACTTCTGTTACACGGACCACCCTGAGGCCACTTCAGCCCACCAATTCCATGATGATTACAAGGAGAGCAATCTCCTCCGGCTTGAATGAAGAAGTTCCTTGGATTCCCTAGGGTTGCTCTCTTGGTATAATGAAACGATCCGTAGAGTCCTAATGTAGCTACATCCAAAGCGCATCCAAAGTGGATAAACGCTGAGTCCGGAGCTATGATTAGATCGCAGGATTCGAGCAAAGCCACCGACTCTTCGAGTGTCCATTTCTCCATTGAACCATTGAGAACCAAATCCGAGTGACCAATAACACTCGTAGCCTCCGGCTCGTCGAACAACACCACCTCGACTCCTTTCTCTATCAAACCAGCTATAACCTCGGACATATAGGGATAGCTCCTGATCTTCGATGAGGCCTTCATTTGAATACCGACTCTCAGCTTGGCCCTCTTGGGATAACGAATAAGCATATCCCCGACCAACGCCTTATCGTTCTGATACTTCAGCCTAAGAGGAAGATCATAGAATCCGGCCTTAGCCCCAAAGACATGAACCGCATGAAGATCGTGATCCTCTTCAACTGAGTTCGTTAGATTCAAAACTGCATCCCGCTTTAATAATTCAGAATGCGGTGCTGGATAGGACAAGTGGCTACATAAAGCATGAACCCCCAACTCGCTTCTGTTGGAACAACAAACTTCTAACTTAACCTCCGGCCACTCAGCCTGTATCGCCTCTATAAGCGGAGTGATTAAAAGAATATCTCCTATGCCCCCCGCCCTCAGAATGGTCAGAGTCTTTCCGTTATAGTCGGCATTGCGATCATACGCAGGCAACTCGCATCCCTCGACGGAGGCAAGTCCATCCAGACGCATAAGCAAAGCCCCAGCCGCCCTTGGCTCCACCACATAACTAACCCCAGCCTTCAAGGTTGTAGTCTTATCGTAGGGAATATCAATTTCAGGAGTTAAAATTCTCATTCTGTTGGATACCTATTGTTTCCGGAGTAGTCACAGAACTTTTGGAAGGATTTCTCTGAGCAGTCATCACTATCCTCCTCATCTTCCTGTACGTCTTTGCGTGCGTCCCCGTAGTTACTGAAAAGCCAAGGATTTTTCTTAGCCATATCTAGCCAATCCTTTTCTCCCTCAGTTAATTCTTCCTCTGGTTCTTTCATAGATCGTCTAGCTCCGCAGGAAGTTCGCCCTTTGCCACTCGCGCTCTGATCGTCATCGCGGCCATAAGATTCCAACAAGCAGCCGCAAGATGATTCTCATCCGGTTTGTTAGCCATATAGGAGAAGGCATGACGTAAAGCTGAATCCATGATCCGGCTTATGGGTTGACCCAACTCCCAATTCCGATCCCCGTACTTTTTCGCACCCTCCTCGAAGTGAACAGCAATCTCATGAATTGCTTCCGGAGGGATGAGATCATATCTGCCTTTCCCTTGCCGATTATCCCGTACTGATCCTGTTTTGAACTTTTCCATAGCTACTCCTTCTTTGCCTTCGATTGTTCCTCTTTATGTTTTTTGTGGGACTTAATCAGATCGGCTAAAATCCTTTCAGCCGATCCAACCTGAGTGCGAATCTCTTTAACAAGGTGATTGATTGGATGATCTGACTTTTCTGAAAGTTTTTTCAGGTTGACCGAAACCCCAATCATGATGTCCCACATCCAGTCGAGCTTTCTCTCGATATGCTTCATTTATCTAACTCGACCTTCTCAAGACTCTTGGCCTTCGCCCACATAAGTAGTTGTCGGCTGATACTTGACTTCATTAGTGGGCTGAAGTTGACGTTCTTTATTGTGGTTTCTTTCTTAGTTTTCTTTTTGTTCATTAGTTCGCTTATCCCCCTTGTTAAGATTTCCCCTATGGAAAGCCGATGTATCGACCCTCGACAGAAGTACGATGGTTCATGCCCGTCATGAATTGTGATTCCTTTGAATATCATTTCTTGTTTTTCCTTTTGGTTCGGCTTTGCCAGAAGAAGTCGTTGTAACTTTTGGAGACAAGCCCCCTCTTGGCTAAGAAGGCCTCGAGCTTCTTCTTGTCCTCGCGAGCCATGTCTCTTGTGTACTTGGAGTCATCAGGGAACCCACTCATGCCAATTTCAGGAGCCTCCCCCTCGAATCCATCCGGCCAATCTTGTGATGTATTCATCGTTGATTAGAGGCCCTGCAAGTCGGATGACCTTGATTCCCATGAGACAAGCCTCGTTATACTTTTCGCAGTCCTTCCAGTAGCCGACACCCGAGGTATGCCTCGCCTTTCCTCCAAGCCAAATGCCCCCTTCAATTTCAATATGAATTGGGCCAAGTCGGGGAGAGTCGTATCGGAAGTCAGCCTTCCACTTTCGTTTAGGATGGAATCGATACTCTTCTTGCAACTGCGGCCCCGAGTTTGCTTTCCACAAAAGAAGAAACTTTTCTCGGGGCCGCATTGCTTCACCTCTATCTCCGCTTAAAAATCAAAGTCTGCTTCAGGCTCGTTGGCCTTGGCAGGAGCTTTGGGTTTCTGGTCAACCGAAAGGGAGATGAACGTCCCCTTCTGACCCTGCTTCTTCCATCCAGCGATCCGGATCTGGTTCCCACCGATCAGGATGTTCCCCTTGAAATCAGGGGCCTTCTCATTCTTCTTATCTCTTTCAGGGAACAGAACACCTGATCCCTCTCTAGGTTCGTATGCCATTATTATTTAACTACTTCAGGTTGCAAAGGCTTGTTACACTTTTGCTACGCTGAAATATCCTTTATGCGTTTCGCCAACCGAAGAAGTGCAACATACACTTCCCATTGCCTTTTCCATGAGGTCAGATGGCGGGTTTGATGGACTCCTTTTGTTTTGTCGATACGCACTAGGAGTAGGTTGCGTATCGGAAGCCTGCGGTAGTTCTCCTCAAACAAGGTTGCATAAGCCGCAACCTGATAATCGTAAGAGTCGTATAGGCCTCCACTTGTTTTGAAGTCCACAAGAGTCAGATCTTCATGCTCGTCTAAGCCGATGAGGTCAATCGTTCCTCCAAAGCGATAGCACTCAGATACCAACTGCATCTCTACCGCTACCGGACGGAGGCCTGCCCCCTCGAACCACTTGCGGTAAGCCCCGAATGCCACTTGAGCAGACTTAACCTCATCCCCGTCACAATCGGAAAGATCAGGCTCCCAGCCAAGGAGATCGCATTGACAGAGGAAGTGGGCAATAGTCCCTATTCTTCCTGCCGTTTTTAGTTCCTTGTCCGGACTCTTGCCCTCCCTGCCCAACTTAGCCCCCCAATGCACTAGGGCAGGCTTTGGGATGTACTGCAAAGCCCTCGTAGTCCCGTCCACCTCGGTCCCATCCTTCAGAAAATACTTCTGATGGGGCTCGTTAAGATCCAGCTTAACCGCCTTATGCTCCTTTTGGGGTAAAGTGATTCCGTACTCAGCAAACCTCTTTTGAAGGTGTGCCGATACCTCGCCAATCTTCTTCTTCTTTATCCCTTTTGGGCTATTTTTAGTCATCTTACACGCTCGCAATTCGCTTCTTCTTCCACACACTTACTGCCTTAGCGAGCTTGTCCACCTTGGATGCCAACTCCTTAATCAGCTTTTCCGGAAGCCTTACCCAATCTCCCTGAACATCCGTAGAATCAAACTGCCTTCCCTGATCCGCCAAGAACTCCACAAGATCGGAGGAAGTAATGTCTTTGTTGGCTATTAGAAAAGCCTCAACCTTTTGAATGGAGTCGGCAGAGGTAAGATTCTCAGCAGGAATCTCCATCTTAATGATCTTACTATCCTGTTTAGGCTCCTCCTTCTCCCCGCCAACTACTATTAACTCCTCATTCTTGATCGCCCCGCACTTCACCATCTCGTCGTAGGAAGCCCCGCCACCTAATCCCATCGCGGCTAATGCCCTGCCAATCGCTGAAGTCTCCGCATTCTCAAGAGCGGCATTCGAGTTTATATTTCCCTCCCATTTAGCCTGAGAGTGACCAACGAAGTAGCGTTCCGGCTTCTCCGTATCGGGAGTAACCCTCGCCTTCATGATGACACGATCAGTTGGATCACCAATAATCTCAGTGACGATAGAGCATCGTGGGTAAGATTGAATTAGTACCGCAATCCGGCCTTCTACCAGATTATAGGTTTTCCCGCCTCGAATGTTAACCGACTTCAGGTTCATAGTTTGATTCATTTTCATTTGTGCTTTCTTGGTTTGGGTTTTGTTTTGGTTTGACCGACAAATCTATCACCCGACCTAGGACATCCAGAGTCACCCTCTTTTTTCTTTCCGGACGCTTCCCGTTAACGAGGCAGGCCTCAACCCAACTTCTATGGGTTAAGCGATTATTCCCTTTGCAACGCCGGACATTATTTCGCCACAACCAGACCTTCGCGGAAGATGGTTTAATGCCTAAGAAAAGAGCGACATCGCGAACATTCCACCATTCCTTTTTGAAATCCGCGCTCTTTTGTACTACACTCTCCATACGGACTGACTAGAGATTGTGGAGGCAAACCACAAGCAGTATGTAACTAGCCTTTGGAAGTATTACTTTGCCTTTGTATGCCTATAAGATATTCTTATTATCTTACTCTGGGTATTGCACACTCACCTACGCACCATGTAATCTTCTTACATGACACAACCCATAAAACATCGGGCTCCCTCAAAGAGAGAGGGGGGCCTTTCAGACACCATCGGATTTAGAGCCCCGAAAGAAACTCGAGAAAAGCTCGATAGGATTTCTAAGCTACTAAATTATTCTTGTAATCTCGTAGTTATTGAGGCTGTCAATGCAGTCCATGACATGATCTTTACAGGACCGACACACACTCCGGCAATCGTCCTGCGAGGACGAGCATTAAAAGACATCGTATAAATGGCCTCTCTCTTCCGGAGGAATGGCTTTTGGCATCTTGGATGGCAACAGGATGGCAAATGGAAGCAAGCAAGTACAGGGTTTCGGATTGAAGGCAAAGCCCCTCCGATTGAAGTTCACGAACTCCGCCTTCGCAAAGAGAAGGAGATAGCCTGCATCGCAGTTGGGTTGGAATACGTCAAGCCCATCACAATCAAAGAGGCGATTGCGGAATGGACTGAGATTGACCGAAAGACCGCTAGGCATGGCACATTTGCAAACCACCAATCCACCGTCCCCAAGAGATTAGCTCGATTCAATGACAAGCTAGTGGCCCACTTCAACGAAGCAGACGCTCAGGAGATAGTGGCCTCGCTCAATTCTGAACCCACATCCTACTCCACGAAGAGATCCATGTTTGCCTCATTCTCTAGCTTCTGGAAATTCGTTATGGCAAAGGGATATTCCAAAGCTCAGTTCTTCTCCTACTCCATGATGAAGAAGATAAGCGGAGATCGTAACCCCCGCAAAGAGCGCAGAGGGTTGACCTACGAAGAAGAAGAGAAAATCTTCTCCCACCTATCCGGATGGGGGCTGACCTGTGCCAAGATTGCGATCTGGACGGGGGCTAGGATCTCGGAAGCCGTAAGGGTAAGAATGGAGGACGTAGATTTTATGCAAGGCGAGATACGCTTTAGAGAGAAGAAGCAAGGGGATAGGCCTATTGTAAAGTCAATGCACCCCCACCTTACCGATTTCCTAAAGAACCTCTCCGTTGATGATTATCCGCCTGAGAATGCTAGCGAGTGTGCCTTGCGGGATCGCTTCCGGCAGGCAGTGGCTAAGGCAGGAGTCCCAAACGCTACCTTCCATTGGCTCCGGCACACGTTGGCCTCAAGATTGTTTGAGGAGGGGATTGGGGAGAGGGATGCGGCGGCGATTTTAGGCCATACGCAGGCAGTCCATAAAGTGTATGCTCATGCCTCCCGCGAGAGGCTAAAATCGAAGTTGTCTAAAATTAGGAACGTCGGGTTTTCGTCGGGTAACTAACGAAAAACGAGCTATTTTATGCAACCATTGGCTACACAAGGCAACCGTTAATGAGCAATTTTCTCTTAAAATTATATAGCCAAGTGTGTAACAGTGACATCATCATCCTTACGCTCAATTAGACTCAATGTTTGAAACTGCTTATTTATCAACTACTTAGGTTAAAGTTGTCGGGTTTATGTCGGGTCAACTAGCGAATAATTCACCCTCTTGCTTACGTCGAAGTTGAACTCCTTTGAGTGGTGAACGAAGTGCCATCTGTTTAATAAGACCTGCAATCGGACGAGTGTTTCCACGCTCAAGATTATCATAAACCTCCTTCATTTCAGATCGAGTTGATCCTATCAAAGAAGTTCCTCGGTTAAAGGTTAGGCTTACGAGTGCAGTCTTTTGCCTATCATTTAGAGCGTCAAAGTTCGGCCAAAGTTTGTAAGCCTTCATCAGCCAAGTAGGGAGGGTGACTTTAGTGAATTGAGCTAGGGCAACCTCATAAGAGATAGAAACACCCACAACCCCACGATGCTTCCCAGCCGCTTCCCTACCCTTTAGTCCCGATACGGAGGCTAGCTTCTCAGCATCCTCCTCTGAGATATATCCCTTCCAATCGGCCTTAATCTGATCCGGAGTGTAGTAGCCTAGGTCGTAGCCAACTCCAACGGTTAGGCCGGAAGCATCATTCACGGGATTCAAAGGGGTAGTTAAATATCGGTTGTAGTACCTAGGCCCACCAGTTTCCCATTCAACGATCTTCTGGATCAGATCACGGGGAGGCAACCATCCTCGGTAGGTAGTAGTCGTAGCGCGAACTGCCTCCGGCTTTGGGGCCTCCTTCGGCTTCGCCTCATCCTCCGCCCTTTTCTGTTCTACGATTTGCTTAAACCAACCCATGCCTCTCGCTAGTCCATCTGTTACTGATCTCATTTTAGTCCTCCGTTGTTTGGTCCTGTTGCCCACACCACCAATGAATATCGAGTCCCCCACCACACGGGGCAGGCTTTATGAAGCAGATAGCAAGGGAACAACGTGGCCGATCCCTGCTCTCTAGCCCTTTTCTTTTTGTGCCATTCGTGAGCCTTGATCTTCAGCGATCCGCCCAAATAGGAGTCCGGCTTACAAAGGTTGATAACCATCGCAACCTTCCGCACATCTCCGGCGGCTCCGTTGTCAAAGTGCCAATTATAGAACTGAAACTTCTTATAGATTGTAAATTGAAAGGTGTGGGAAGGAGACAAGGAGAACCCATAGACCTTGCCTCCAATTACGCTTAGGACTTTATCCAAGCGGTCAAAGACCCACTCGGTAGAACCCGTCCTAGCAACCCACGAAATACTGCAATTCCGGCCAAGAACTTTCTTGTCGCTCCCGCCCTTCGTACCAAGGCCCTTCGTAACATCCCCTGCCAACCCAAGCTCAATTATCTCTGAGCATTCAGCCGGAACAAAGACATTCGGAATCGTGATCGCATCACATACAGTTGTCTTGGGCTTCTCCACCACTTCCTGCGGAAACTCAAAATTCGTAACGATTGTCCCGCCGGAGGTTGTCTTTGTCATATTGTCCCAAGAATTTTCCAATCAGATCCCGTCCTGATATGGCACTTCTTATTTTTGCAAAGACACTCATTTGTCTTGAAAACCCAATAAAGATCATCCTCTAACCCCACGCAAACGATCAGGTCGCAAGAGGACTTTGTGTACTTACGCTTTTTAAGGTTCCCGTTGGAAGTCATGAACTCGTACCTATCTATTTTCGGCTGTCTGCGAGTCGAGCATTTGACCTGAATGCGAATGAACTTCTCGTTCTTTTCGGCAACAAGATCATATCCGTTGCAATCCTCTAGTGGGGCCAGAACGGAATAGCCGGATTGCAGTAGAGCAGTCGTGACCCTCGCCACACCTACTGATCCGATTTGACGGTTTGATAGTTTCAAGTCGGGGTTCTTGCACTAGGGCTTGTATATGCTAGTTACACTTTATCGTCAATAAGAGTGTTGTACCTTTTTAACACCCTCATCATCAATGCTTTCTGAGTCTCATTGTTCTTGTCGATCCTCTTCTGGATTGCGGGATTGTCGCTCTTTTCGAGAATGGCTTTTAGGCGAGTTCTCTCTGTCCGGAGTTCTTTGAGTGACTGCTCCGTGGACTTAATCATTTCAACCATCTTCAATTCGGCGGAAGCGGAGGAGCGAATCTCAGAAAGTCTTTTCGTGTCTCTTGTTGTCTGAGCAAGTTTAACCTCATCTGAAACTGTTAGAATCTCTTTCCGCAAATCCTGATAGCGAACTGTGTCAACGTAGGAAGGTACTGCCCCATAAACCTTACGAGTCATCGGAATGTCTCCAACAACATCAGCCCACTCCATCTCCCCCTGACTCGCCTTGAATGCCCCCCTAGGAAGATTGAAAAGCCTCTCCGCAAACTTGCCAGCCGATCCGGTAAAGAAGTCAAAAACCTGTCCAATGGTTTCAGGACTGACATCGAGCCCACCCGCCCTCACCTCATTCCCTCCCGTTAGCTCATTGATCTTCTGAGCGATAGCTTTTGGAATCGGTCCCACATTACTCCAATACCTCTGTGATTTTGGAGGTGGAGTCGCGTCGAATGGGCTTGGGGTAGGCATTATAGGCCTTCCGGAATAATCCATGTTCAATGCGTAGTCCGTAACTGGACTTAGGAGCGTGGGGGAAATTGTCTGAAGCAAGGACTTGGATGCTCCTAATGGGTTGAAGTTATCGAGCATAGCTCCGGCTAACTTTGCTAGAGCCTGAGACTTTGATGCTCCCGCGCCGAAGGCCTCCTTAGGGCTAACCTCGCTCAACAACTGTCCCGTATAATCCGCAACCGAATACCCGTATGGCATAGGGATCTTGAAATACTGACCCTCGGATTCCGGTTTCATGATAATGAAATTGGTTTCCTTAATGTACTGCGGAATCTTGTCGTAATAGGATTCTCCCGTTTCGTCCTGACCCCCGATAATCCGGTTCACCATTGACCTGAAGTATCCTGCAACCATAACCCCCGTAAGAATCTTCCTTACTTTTGGACTTGTGGCTACCGCTTGAAAGATACGAGCGGTTCCTTGGATGTTTGCATTTGCAAATAGGTAAATTGAATTAAGCAGAGGTCCGGCAGTGCCTTTCCTAGTGAAATTGACCGTGATATTCCTAGAGACATAAGCGGCTTTCTGGACTGAGTACCCGTTTTCCCTGAGCGTGGAGTATGTCGCAAGCCTTGTGGCATTCTCAACGGCTGAGTTCAACCTAGCCAACTTATCGAGAGCAACCTTGAACACCTTTGTTGCGTTTCTGTATGCACCATCGCCTAAAGCACCTTGAATATCCTTCTGAGTTGCGGCAATGTCCTTCAGCCCGAAGAAAGTCATACGGCCTCCGGCCTCTTTGAACTCCCTGTAATACACATCCATCTTTCCGTTAAGATCCGGCTTGCCCATTTCAGCGCGATAGGTTGCCCTCATCGCATCGGGAACGCTCTTGATTAGCCCTGAGGCCAATCCCTTTGCATTCTCTCCGCTGATATTGACTAATGCAGTTTGTAAATCTCGAGCAAAGTTAGCCACGACAAACTCCGGCGAGGCCTGTGTATTCACATACGCAAACCACCTATTCATATTTGAAAGGAATTGGATGATGGGACCAGTTGTAACGCTTGCCCTGTTCTTCAGAACATCTGCAAGTTTGGGATCGTTAATCCTAAGGTACTTAGTTTCACCATCTTCTTTGTAAGCAATAATGTCTTTGTCGTTTGCGTTGCCAATCTCACCCTTTTCAAGAACTTGGATTATCCCGTTGTCTTTATACTTAGTAGCAAACTGAGCCGCAGTCTGCATGACCCGATTCTTCTCTGCCCTGATAATTGAATCCCTGTGAAGCTGAAGAGAGTAAGCCAGCGGATCGGGAGCTATCGTAGTTCTTCCTTTGGCAATCTTAATATCGCTACCCCTTACGTCATAACCAGCACCAGTACCAAGAGATCCTTCAACCTCAACATCCGTACCACCAGCTTTCCCAGCCAAAGGGACATAATCGGTGTATCTATTGGAAAGAAGATCGTAAGTATCGCCGGAGATTAGACCACCTTCCCAAAGATTGCGAAGCGTGTCCTTATTAAGTGAAACTAGCTTTTGACGGATGGGCTCCATCTTCCTCTGAGCCTCCCTTGAGATTCTAGGATTATTCCCTTCAATCAGAGTTGATATATCTACATCCGTTAAGCCACTGCCACCGTCCGGCTTGTTAATGTCCCGCTGGGCGATTACAGTATTCCGCTCCCTACCGTGTTTGGCTTGGGCGTATAGCTCAAAATCCTTGCGATCCACTCCACTGTTACGCAGTTCATCCAATAGGGGAGTAGCCTTTGTATCCTCAAAATTGCTAATCCTCTCCCCGACTCTTCCGTGATAAAGTTCTTCCCGTTGTTTGATGTTTGCATTTTCAGCGATAGGAATCCCAGCCTTTGTGCTTACCTTCTTTTGCAGGCTCTCCACATCTACAAACTTGTCTTGGAATAACCTGCGGAAATCATTCAGCCTTTCGGATAAAACATTCTTAGCCCCCTGCACTCTCTCCCTTAGGGATGGGCTAGCCCCTGTCTTTGCAGTTCCTTCCTGCCTATAAAGAGCAATCTTCTGATCTAGCGTCATTTGAGGTTTGGTTGCGGATAGCTTTGCGTTCCGAACCTTAACGCCCCGCAAATAGTTACCCTCCTGATTCACTGCACTATCGGCAAATATGATTGAATCGGCCTTAATTGTCCTAGTCCCAAACTCATCCGGACCCGTGATTGTCCTCGAGAAATTATCCTCGTCGATTCCGGTTACTTCAAAGACGTTCTTACCGCTGTATATATTATCCCCGATCTGCAAATCAGAAGTCTTATATGATGTCTGCCCCTCTTTTGGCTTCAGAATCGCTGAACTAAAAGCCTGCCTCTGCTTATCATTGAAATTTATTTTATTGTTTATATCAGATGCTTTCTTTCGGGATGTAATCGCCTTATCAATCGCACCCCACAATGCACCGCTCGTCCCGTCCCCTATCCCCAACTGCTCATAAGCAGATTGAGCGATTTCATCCACCGGAGTAGTCCCGCTAAGTAGCTTCTTATATGGCCCCTTGAAATCCGGCATACCATCGTACTCTGCGGGAGCCTTCGTTTCCTCTAGTCTCCTGATGGATGAACCGGTTTTCTTTCCGTACAATGCAATGTTCTTGTCGCGGATTGCCTTGCCCTTGGAAAGCATCCCGCCCTGCTCCTCTATAAAATCAATAATGTCGTAACCATTCTCGCTAGGCTGGATCATTTCCTCGCTAAAAGACTTGGAAGGCCTTTGTTCTTCTCTCAGCAATCTCTCTTTCAATGCCCTAACTTCATCCAGCCTTTCCTTGTAGTAGGACGGATTGCTTGGCTCATCCTGATCGAACTTTCGAGTCTCCTCATCCAACCGCATCTGTAATTCCATCTCAGATTGATCTAGGCGAGTAAGTCTGCCCTTCTTGAACGGAGATATAACTAGCTCGGATCTGTCGATGGGTTGAGCCTGATCCTGCGGAACATCCACTTGAGGAGTCTGAGGTTCCGGTTGAGCCTCCTGTTGAACCTCCGGCTGAGTGACTTCTGCCTGAGGAGCCTCTGCCCCTACATTCCTCCTAGCCTGAATAGCCTCCGCCACTCTTTCCGAAGGAGCGGTTGCCATCCTGCCTAGTCTTGTCGGCTCAGTATTTAGGGCTCCGACTACGAGGCTTGCGCCTAGTCTTAGAGGGTTAAAGTCTCCCTGCTGAAATTGATTAAAGGCCTCCATGCCTCCCTGAGTTCCAGTATTGAATGCAACATTGAGAAGGTTTGAGGCCTGCTCCCTAACGGCAGGATTCTCCATCGCGTCCTTAGTAATCTCTCCGGAGATGATCTGCTTTGCAAAGGCTCCGGCTTTAACGAGGTTGCTAGGGCTAGGCCTAAAGAAAGCCACCGAAGGAGCTGCTTGTCCCACGAAAGAGGCTACGGGTTGTTGTTCTGCATCCTTCTTAAATTGATCGTTAATCGCCTTCTTGGTTTCGGGAGAAAGCATCTTGTCCATGCCGTATTCCTGCAAAGCCTCCGCGCCCATCGAAGCGAGAACACCACCCGCAAGGCCTCCGATTGCCGCACCTACGGGTGCGGCTGGACCAGTCATTGCGGCTCCAACTGCGGCTCCGGTTAGGGCTCCACCAACAATACCAGCACCAGTAGGAATCGCGGAACGTGCCGCTCCTCGCCCTAGGGCTCCAACAAAAGAAGAATCGCCAGATGGAGGAGTTTGCGCTTCGTCCATAGGAAGTAGAACTCCGCGACCACCAACCTCATTCGAGCCTACAATATCGTCAAATAGCCCTACTGATTTTTGCGAGGCGATAGGGGCATCTACCTGCGGAGTTTCAGCTTGAGGCTTCTCTTCAACCCCTACTATATCGTCAAATAAACCCTGAGGCCTCGGAGCTTCCTCCGGCCTTTTCCTCTCTTCTAATATATCGTCAAAAATGCCCACACGTTAGGGAAGGTTGACTCCCATTTGGGCCGCACGATCCTTAATCTTTTGCCGTTGATCCGGCGTTTGCGCTCGAGACATTGCACTTAAAGCCTGTTGACGTACCGATTCAATGTCCTGTTGAGGCTTGGCTTGCGTAGCCTGCATTGGCTGGGGCGTTTGCCCAACTACCGGAACATTCGCCACATCCCGCATTAACATTCCCTGCGATTGCTCGACAGCGTAAGGCCTTGCGTACTCTGGTGTTGATTCGCCCAAAGGAGCGGAGGAATCCACAATCGCACTAGCCATCCCATAGGGGTTGTATGAGGATTGTGGTTGAGCCTGCTCCTGATCCCCAACATATCCCCCGTATCCGGCCTGAGACTGCGGAACCTTCATAGTTACTGTTTCAGTCTCTCCGGTATCCATTCCGCTTTCGTCAAGAATCTTGCGTTTCTTTGTTACGGTAGCCATTCCAGATTCAGAGGGATCTTTCCCATTCAAGAAATCCGCCAAGTCTAAAGCCTTGGCCTTTGCGAAGTTCCCGTCAATAGATCGGTAGGTTAGCTCTGCTCCTTTAACTTTCCTGACATTATTTAAGTCCTGAAGCCTTTTTGCCAAGACCTGACTCTCAATCATAAACTGTTTTGCTTCTTCAGGATTTTCTAGCGCAGACTTCTGGAACCTTTGCTCCATCATTGTTTTCTGGAAACTTGTTTCGCCAATAGTTTTATCCAATTCACCTAGCTCAGTGATCCCAGCATAAACATCTTCCCTCCTGCGATTGGTATCGCGGTACTGTTGCATCTGCTTCTCGTAGTATTTTTGCTTGAGATCCATCTCCTGATTCATTTGCTTCTCGGCAAGATCGTCCTGTTGCGACTGACGGACGATTCCATACATATCTCTAAATAATCCCATATAGTTCTCCTTTAGAACAAGACTCCGCCGATTCCCGTAATCCAAGACAGAGGGCTATTCTTCTGTGCTGTTGCGTAAGTGCTGGATAGATAACCAAGTTGTGCGTTGTATTGGCTCGTCTGATTCCCGTACACACCAAGGGCAAAATCTTGGGCAGTCTTTCCGGCGTTAGGATTGATGTTCACACCCTGCGGAATCGGAGTCTGGATCGTCGGAGCCGCGCCCTGACCCAATGCACCAAGTTGTCCACCCTGCGTAACGATGGGTTGAAGTCCGGCATAGCTTTGAAGGTTTGCTATCCCCTGCTGAGAAGCCGCATTCCTCTGTTGAACTGCCGCAAGCTGATTGCCGTAGGCCTGTTGAGCTAGCTGATTGTTCGCGGTGTTTGCGCTGAGTTCATTCTGATACATCGACTGTTGAGCCTGATTCCTCTGCCCAAGAGAAGTCTGCTGATTCTGGAACTCTTGTTGGGAAATGGCATTATTAACTGAGTTGGCAGTCGAATAATTCATGTAGCCTTGTTGGGCTAGCTGATTGGATTCCTGCCGAATGGCATTTGCAATGTCGTAACTGCTCTGTCCGGATTGGAGATAGCCGACAACATCAGAACGAGCCTGACGAGCCATTTCCGTCTCTGCGCCGGAACGGGTTAGAATTTCTTGAGCGGTAGGAGCATTTCCGTAAATGTTGCCTCGAGCGGTTTGAGCCCCGCGAACAGAGTTATTCAGCCGACGAGCCTGCTCATCAGTTAGCTTGCCATTATTAAAAAGATTCTCGCCTAGCTGACGCTCAATCTCAGCCCTGCCTCTTGCGGCATTTCCTCCACCTGCGTTCTCATCTCCGGCTTGGAATTGAGGTCCATAAGATTGACGGGAGAGAGAAGGCCCATCTTTTGCCATCTCATAGCTAGGTCCTGTCGCATTCTGCTTAAATGTTGGACCGTCTGATACCCCCTCAAACTTTGCATCGGCAACCTTCTTTCCAAGAAGCTCTCGGTTGGCGAATCCGGTTGGATCTACGGCCTGAAGCTGGTTTCTCGCCTCGGTTGCAAATTGCGAACCATACTGCTTCTGAAGATCGAGCGCGGATTGAGCATTTACTTTCTGCTCTGCTCTTTGAAAGTCTGCCTGAGCTTTCGCAACATCGACATCCGACTTGCCCTTAAAATCAATTACTGCCTCGCCTTTTGAAACTTCAACTGGTTTTTCGTATCTTTCTCCCTTGTCGTTAAATGTCTGATAATAGGTTATATTACCCTTATCATCCGTCTTAGTTGTGACACCAAAAGCAAGTGCAGTCCCGCCAAGTTTAGCGGCCTGCTCAATTTCCTTCCTAGCTCCCAAGGTCTGAACATCAGCCAATACCCCTGCCCTGTTTGCGGCGGCATAGTCAGGGGGTGGAGGAGGGGGAGGTGGTGAAGGTGGAGATCCACCATAAAATACCATGCTCTGCCAAAACATTCCTGAATAGGAATGCGCCCACTTGGGGTTAGAAAGTCTTTGCTCTAAAAACATTGTTTTTCTCCATGTAATGCCACATCAGGCAGTGGCAAGTGTTAGATTCCTCATGCAATAGGAGTTCATGCGGTCAAACATATCGACCCCGAACTTCCTGATTTTTCCATTCTTTAGCTCTCTGCGATAAGCAACAAAAGGCCTCCGCCCATACTTCGACCAAAGAAGATTAAATAGTGAAGAGATTACAACCCCTTGATCTGCAACCACTAGCTCAACCCATGTGCAATTACCTTCAGGATCATGCTTATATGGCTCAAGACCATCCTCTGCTTGATTCAAAAACCTTACGCAAGCAACTCCCTTGATCTCGTCTCCGTCCATTGCGATTCCGCATAGCTCATTATTCATGTACCACTGAATAACATTGGTCGTTTCAGTCGCGTTCTCCCACCCCTCCATTCGAGTGCTAACCCAATCAGCCGCCATTGATGCTGTTACGGTCATAGCTCCTCACTCACAAAAGCATCTAAGAACGCACTCACAATCACGGCTTGGAGATTTAGCTTTCCGGAACTGCTTTCCACCAATACCTGAACGCCCCTAACTGGTTGATTCCCAAGAAGGCTTCTAGCCCTTCGCTTTGACCTTTGATTCCTTAGTACGGCATTTGCGTTTAGGACAAATGGAATGATTAGGGCTCCTAGCCCACCGGAGAAAGCGGAACTATCTATGTTTGAGAAGGCGGCTACTGTACTTCCATTCTCATCTACCAATGATACAGAACAATATGCCGTACTTGAATAAAACTGCACCTCAACATTGTTGAGGCTTTTGTAACTCATCATGTCGCTAAAAGTAAATTCCTTGGTAGTAATACTTGTTCCGATTGCAGAACCAGAATCAGTATAATCAGAGGCTACCTCGTTATCATCCTTAACCCACTCCCTCCATTGCAGAACTGATCCGGTTGGAGTGGCTAGCACTAGGCAGTTGGAGGGGGTATTTGTGTAATGAGCAAACTCGGAAGCCTGAAAGTTTGTCCATTTACCGCTCCAAGATTTGTGAACTGTATTATAAACAATAGAGCAATTATTGACTACGGAAGTGCTAATTGGTACGGATAGGATATATCTATTTTTATAGTAAGTTGCAGAGGCCTTGGAGATGTAGGTCGTATTGATTTCCTGAATGGTGGAATCAATTATTTTGGAAAGTGGCTCGCTAATTTCCTGATCGTTTCCCTGAAGGATTCTCTGCATACTCCTGACTCCATCTTGAGCCAACCAGTAAAGATTCGCGCCCACCTGAGCAACCGTTCTATTGGCTACGCATCCCACCTCCGCACTTACAATCTCAATAGGCCAATTAGCTATTGAAGCCGCAGTCGGGTCAGTTTCGATAACGTAGGTGGAGTTTTGCTTGAAAACCACAAGCCGGAAACCAGTCCAAGAGGAAATAGCCGTGATGGGCTCTCCGTCTCCTCCAACCCTGAAAGAATCCACGCTAGACCATGCGGCAGTACCCTCAACGGAAAGCAGGTCCGACACATAGATTGTGTCAGGCTCCGCAGTCCTAATAGCGAACATTCTGTTGGTATGAGAGCAAAGCAACTTAACCCCTGTTGGAGCGTTAGCCCCCGCAGGGATCGAGGCAACAGTTGTCCCGTTAAAACTTTTTAAGTCACTTGTTCCATCGCAGAAGTAGAGTTTGTCGGAAAGTTGGGCGAAGCTCACCACATTGTCGGAAGCGTTTGTCAGGTAGGAGGACGAGTCTTGTGTCCAAGATCCGCTACCAACAACGCCACTATACCAGAATATCTTCCTATTCTTTGCTATGACGATTTGATTAGTGGTTCCTGTGTCAAAGTAATAAATCCCTTGGATATTTGCAGTACCCTCTGGAACGGCTGACGATGACACCGAGGCAGTCCCCCTTCTCGTCACCGCATTACCAACTCTGTCTATATCCACATTAACAAACTCCGACCCCTGAGAGGCATCTAGTAGCTTTGATGCTGATATATTATTAACCCCACCCGTGAATGAGGAGGTTGTATCGAAGAGGATTGGATCATCCAATCCTGAGTTTGATACGATGGGCATTTACTTACAGCTATCCCAAGAATGAGGACTTCGATCCGGAATAGACTGGATAATCCCAATCGGATCTCGACCACTCGCCTGAGTCCACCGCAGTTACAGTTAAATTGTAAGCCGACTGACCTCTTTCTATGTTTGTAGCAACCTTAATTTGAGCCACACCGTCCCCGTACATCATCTGCGCTTTTGAGTATTGTCTGTCTCTAGTCAACATATCGCCTTCAGCAAATGCTAAAAGAGCATTGTCGATCCCGTTAAGCGCGGGACTGTCTGTATCATTAGTTATGTTGCGGGTTTGAAATTGAGATGATCCGTCTATGATACGCAACTTGATCTTACCAAGAACAGATAGGGCTTTTGTCTCAGAAGGGGTTTGGACAAGCCTGAGTTGACATACTCCACTAGCGGTTTTGGGAAGAGTTACAAAGCCGAGTGGGGTTCCGGTGTTATCAAAAAGAGTAGGATCAATCGCATATACCGCTTCATATTGAACTGGTCCAAGAGTCGTGTCAGACCATCTTACAGCTACAATCTGGTCAATGGCCGTGTTGGAGATAGTTACATCCTGAGTGCCGGAAGGTACGGTTTGAGTTGAGGTTCCCAATGTATCCCTCCAAAGCTGACTTGACCAAATTAACTCATACCTCCGAGCAAGGAACTCCTTGCATTGAGATACGGAATCGGCATCGGTTTTTCCGATCTTCCCCGTAACAAAGGAAGCCATATCGGATAGGTTCATTATTTATCGGAACCAAGTTCGCTTGGCGAACTCTGTGAGCTTTGATCGGTTGCCTGTTTCCTGATGCTTTCGATCAAAGAGAACACTGCCTCATAAGGTGCGCGACCAAGGCAGGCTAGGATCGTGTTTATTTCTTGTGTGGATAGATTAAGGTTCATTTATGCCCAAGTTGTGTTTTTATTCTTGTTGTTGCTTTGAGTTAATTTCAGCCAAAACCGCCTCATAACTTATTTCGTTCTCGTTCTCTTCAAAGTATTTAACCTCGCCAGTTGTGCAGTTTGATTCTATTCTTGCTATCATAAATTAGCTTTCGTATAGGATGTTGGCAGTGCCAGATCCATCAAATGTGTCGGATGCTGTAAGGGTTATGCGAACTCGATCCAATACGTCTGACAATGTTTTTGATCCGCCACCAGAAGTAATGGTAACTGTTGATGTAGCGCATTTGCCAGAGTGTGATGCTATCCAGATATTCCCAGAAATGTTAACAATAGTAATTAGTCCAGAATTTACGTTTGCCCCTGAGTTTGCTCTCCATATAAACCCATCAGTGCTACTGGCTCCATTTGAACCACCATTAGCAACTTGTAATACAGAAGATGAAAGATACCCAGTGTTTTCAATTCCTCCAGAATCTCCAATTTGAACTAAAATATCCGATACCCCAGTAGTGCTTACTTCATTAAGAATTACTGTAATTCTTTTAACCCCACTAGGAATTGAAGTAAAATCAACCGCTGCTCCACTGCTTGCTGCAACTGCTGTTGCCCTTGAGATTGCTGACACTGACTGCCAACTTGGAGCAGATGACGCTCCATTGCTTACTAATGCCTGACCGCTAGTTCCGTAGTTAGCTCCACCGATACCGATTTGACCAGCAGATGCAATGCGGAGGCGTTCTGTTCCACCATCGCTAAACGCAATCGTGTCGGCGGCAGGGAAGAAGATGCCTGTGTTGGTATCACCAGTAGGGATGATGGCTGGGGAGGCGGCGGTTCCTGCCTGAGTCGTAATTGGTGATGTGGCTGAAAGAGTAGTAAATGAACCCGCTACGGCAGTGGTTCCTCCAATAACCGCATTATTGATGGTTCCGCCTGAAATCTGAGGGCTTGTCAGGGTTTTGTTTGTGAGCGTGTCTGTTGTAGCCCTTCCGACTAGCGTATCCGTTGATGTTGGAAGAGTTATGGTTCCTGTGTTTGTAATCGTTGCTATGACAGGGCTTGTGAGGGTTTTGTTTGTGAGCGTGTCTGTTGTGGCTCGTCCTACAAGCGTGTCAGTAGAATTTGGAAGCGTAAGAGTCCCTGTATTTGATATAGAGCTTATGATCGGGGCTGTCAGGGTTTTGTTTGTGAGCGTATCCGTAGTTGCCCTACCTACGAGTGTATCCGTAGTAGTTGGGAGCGTTATGGTCCCCGTGTTTGAAATAGAGCTAATTACTGGCGTGGTTAGAGTTTTGTTAGTTAGCGTCTGCGTATCGACAGTAGTAACAAGTGTCTTTGTGGCGGGGATTGTTGTTCCGTTAATTGTTGACGTGGCAGTGATGGCTCCGGTTACTCCGAGGGTTCCTCCGATTGTAGTGTTACCAGTAACGCCAAGAGTTCCGGCGAGAGTTGAGTTTCCTGTAACACCGAGAGTCCCTGCGAGAGTTGAGTTTCCTGTAACACCGAGAGTCCCTGCGAGAGTCGAGTTTCCTGTAACAGCAAGAGTCCCGCCAATGGTAGCATTTCCCGTAATCGGGAAATCAGAGGCAGTTCCGGCCTTGATTAAGTTGGATGCAGATACTTTCTTGAGCGCAGTAGCCGAGGCATCATATACAAGAAGCAGGTCGTTAGCCTGATCTATTGATGTCTCAGCCGATCTATTTGTAATCGCTTCCGGCTGAATAGACGCATTCCCCTGAATGTTGTTCAGCTTAGTTGCCGTTACTGTATCTCCATCCGAAAAGCTCTGCGTTGTTGTAATTTCTGCCATATATTTTTCTCCTAGTGACCTGTAAGACGGGATTTGATCCAGTCAAAGACAAATGAAAAAATAATGCTTATCGCGGTAGCCGCCCCCAATATCTTTGCCCAAATGTTTTCTATCGCGCTAACCCTCATTGAGATACGCTCAACCCACTCCCCAAGATTGCAGGCTTGCTTCTCTACAATATCGCAAATATGTTTCTGCCGATCCTGCATAGAACGCTGAACTTCCTCGAGACGAGCAAGCCTCTCCTTCATCTCCATAATCGCGTCCAGCATATCAATCCCCATGACGCTAATCATCCTTCCTGCCATTGCCCTCTAGGTAGGAGACTGCGACTGCAATATGGATAATAGCTCCGGTTAAAGTCTCTGGATTACCGAGATCCTTTCTAACCTTTGCGTAAGAAATTAAATGTTTCGTGCGGGGATCATACCCCAACTCTCCGGCATCTAGGTTGTGCATCTTAGATAGCTTGATTGCTCTCTCTAATATCTGAGAGTTAAGCCTTCCTAGGAATAGCTTTGCCCAAAGCCAAAAAAGAAATCTTTGGAATATAGTCATTTTTTCCACCAGTCTGCTGAGTATTTTGCCATAGATTTAATTACCTTCTGAGCCTCAGATACGCTGGTCGTTAGATACACAGAAGGCTTCCCGTCGATATATCCAAGAGAGATAAAGCCTTCGTCGAGAAGGTATTGCAACGTCCTTACAACTTGATCCTCCTTAGTCATTTGACTTTTCCAGCATCTTCAGCCGCACCCATATCGCTATATCTAGGCAAATCTGTATTAATTTGTTTTTGAGGAGAGCACGAAGATAGAAACACACACAATAAGATTAAATTTATAAACTTCATATTAGTTAAATGGATAAGAATTGCCAATTCCAGCATTGTAAAGGTTTGAAATTGATGATTCTGACAATTCTTGATTCCAAATTCCGATCTCATCAATTTGGAAATCTTTCCCAACCAAATAAGTTCCATCAGCATTTGAATTTATGGATAAGTTTTCAGTAGGAATATTTGCATAATTTCCAGATGAAGAGATAGAACCATCTAATGCTCCATCAACATAAACTTTAAGTGAGCCAGTTCTTTTCCAAGTGAAGGCTGTATGATGCCAATTTCCATTATTGATAGGGGTTGAACCTTCCACTCTGTCATATTCTGGTACTCCACTCCAATAAATAGTTCCATATATTCTTCCGTCTGCAAACACATCAAGTCCGATTGCTGACCCCTCATAGTTGTATCCAGTAGCCTGATCCAGTAAAAAGATTTCATCTTCTCGTGTTGTTTTTACCCAAGCTGAAATGCTGTATTCATCTCTTGACCCATTAAGAAATGTACCGCTTCTTGAGAAATATGTTAAATCATCTCCACTAAAATTTGCACTTCCATTTATTATGCCAGTTCCCAAAGATACGCCGCCTTCTCCATTTGGTGCGGAAAGTGCTCTGGAATTACCAGATGAATCAACAAGCGAAACTCCTCCGCTTCCGTTATTATCAAGTTTCCAATATGCAAGAATGCCATTTTTAAGACCTAATTGAACAGACGGGAAGCGAAACCCACGCCGATTCATTATTCCGCTGGGTGCAAGCAAAGCCATTTTACGAGCTTAAAATATAGTAGTTCTTACTTGCAGAAGAACATATCACATTGACTGCATCAGTCGGAACAAATCCAGATTCAAAAACAATACCACCTCCGCTTTTTGCAACAAACAGGTGATTAGTTGTCGCAGTTGCGCCAAAGTTAAAATACATATCTGTATCAGAAATATTTTGAATTAGAAGATATTGACGGGTCAAGTTGGAGGCTAAGGCTTGCGCCGAGGTGCTTGCGGTTGCAGATGTAGATCCAGCCGTAACAGTAAGCGTTCCGTTTCTTGGGCGTACTTGCAATGCAGTTGTATTTGCGCCAGTATTTGCAAGCGTAACCTGTAATGGGTTTGCAGATCCTACGGCAGATCCACCCTGATAGTTTTCAGCCTGCGTTTTAAGATTTGTCGCAGTACCCTGTACCACACTAGCATTAAGGTTGGTGGCTGTTGCCTGAGCAACAGTGAACGATCCAGTTCCAGCGTTCGCAGTAACAGTCCCGCTGACTGGCTGAGTCGCCTGCCAGAATGTTCCAGATACCGGTTGAGTTGCAGGAAAGTTGCTAACACTAACTGAAGAACTTCCGAATGAGGTTACTTGGTTGCCAGATCCGTCCACAATCTGCACCGATAACGCTCTTTGAGAGCCCCTAGCAGAAGATGTGATAGCGTTTCCGGTTCCATCTCGAACATCCGACAAGACACCGTTAGCCATGTCTGCTTTGATAAGAGCAATGTCGGCCTGCGTTGTCGCAAGAAGCGATTCAAGCCCGTCCGTATTAACATTGATGGTATCCGCATCAATCTTTACGTCATTTAGACGGCTATATAGCTCTTTAATGCTAGGCATTGCTTAGGCCTTGTATGCGACTACTTTTCCACTCGTAAGAGTAAATGCAGTGAACTTCCCGTAGATGGTTGCTCCCGCCGGAAGAGGTAGCGATGTAGTTGCATCACCATCCCAATTCGATGCCGTGAGCAAAGCAAACACGCTATTCTCAAGAGCAGTGATAGCCCCAAAGTTTCCGGTGATAGCAGTAGTGCTATTCTCGTAAGTGGCTCCGTTCGTTCCGCCTTGCCTCGTATCTTTACATAATTCTTTAATTGAACTCATATTTATTTAACTCCAATCCCAAATCTTTTTAATCCGGCTTTTGGAATACTTCCGGTTCTTGAGTTTCCCCTTTTCTTCAAACTCTCGATAAAACCTTCGTGCGCCCTCTGACGAAGAACTAGGATCGGGAACGCTACGGTGGATATAGGGGGCGGAAGGGACTCGTTTGAGCCCCTTCCGTTTATCCCTATTTTCGACAGAGACGATCTCCTGAACAATTTTCCCATCCTTGTTTTCATACAAATAGATGGGCATATCAAATCAGGCGTTGCCTGCGTCTGCTTCTTCAGCCATTGAGCGAATATCTTCCTCGCTCTTTTCCTCTTCTCCCTCATCAGGAGTTAAGTTGGCCTCAAAGATTTCAATGGTTGCGCCCTTATCGTCGAGCTTCGAGACTTTGCCTTTGAGAGCGACATAATCACCCTCTTTGGTTCCATCGGGGAGCTTTTCGGTAGGTACGTCCAAGGACATACCCAAATCTTCTTTCTCCAAAGAATAATCGGAGGCTTGAGATTCGGGCTTGGAGGAGCCGCCCATTTCTGGGCGGCTCCCCTTTGCCTCGGGACTAGCTATAATTAGTAGTCCTTTATTCATTTACTTAGGCGAAACGAGACTTGGCCTTGATGACCACGGCACGTTTAGCATTCAGCAACTTCGCGGCGTAGAAGCATTTCCATCCGGCCACGGTTGTTTGATTCAGCGGATCCGCTTTATCAGCCTGATTGTTCAGGATGATGCGGGGGCTGAAGGGGGAATCCCCAGCAATTTTCACCACACCAAACGCATTCGCGCCGAGTACAACAGTGCTGTAAATAGATCCAGCAGAGTTATACGTTCCGGAGGTAGTGCCTTCGATGAAGGGGTTGGTATGTTCGGCAATACGCACACCGTAGAAGGAACCGAGGGTTCCAGCGGGGAGCGAACCAACCTTGTTTTCAACATTGCGATAGACCGTGTTCAGGAAGTCAGTGTCCCTAAACAAGTCCCGACTGATCTGAGGCGGAACCAACGCAACGTATTGACCATTCAAAGGATTAGCTTTGTTGGCTTTCAACGCAGTAACCGCATCCATGAGATCCTCTGCATCCAAGAAGGCGGAAGCCGCCGCAGTGGAGTTGAGGGTCGCGAAGGAAGCAATGCCTTGACCAAAACGGACCGTGGTGGAACTGCCACCAACGTCAGTTCCAGTCACCAACTGATCGCGAGAGAGGTCATCAGCCTTGAGAGCCGCTTCCTCACCCATTGCGCCAACCGCTTCTTTGAGAACGTCAAAGAGGGAAGTCATTGATAATACGTCACTTATCTTTACAGCTTCCCCATATTGGGTAAGCGAGACAGCAACGCTATTCAAGCCAACTTCGCGGAAGGTGCTAATAGGCGTACCTTCAGTTAGAGTCTGAACGTTGGACGAAGCCGGAACGGTATCGTACTGGAAGAACTTAACGGACTGAGATCCGATGTTCTTAGGCAGGTCAACCTGTTGGGCGTAGTCGTTTAGTTTAAGTGTTTCTTTAATACGATCAACCAACTGCTTGCTCAGGTAAGCCTGAAAATAGCTTCCGAGTGTAGCAGGGTTGGAGCGAGTCATAGTAGCCATGATTTTTAATCTCCTACGAGAACACCAGAATCAGAATCCACTGCCATACTGCGAAGGAAGGCTTCCTGTTGACGGGAATCCATCTCATCGAAGGATTTCCGCTTGGCAGGTTTTTGGCTTCCACTAACAGATAGCGAGGTCTTTTTCCGAAGGTCCCCGTTTTCCTTTCTTAAAGATTCAATTTCAGTCCTCAACGCTTCCGACTCCTCCGCCGCTTTTTGCATTTTCGCAATCTGAGTGGCATAGACGAATCCGTTTGGCGTTGAATTGATAAGGTTTCGCAACGATTCATCTTCGCTCTTGAGAATAGAGATTACTCTCTTTCCAAGATCCGATGACTCGTCCTTGAGTTCAGGATTCTCAGCGATCATGCGGTTCACGCTTGAACCCCATGTTTCGTTAAAATCCTTGATCTTCCGTTCACCACGTTCCGCATCCATACGGATCTTCTGTTCCAGCTTGTCAGCCTGAACTCGAGCGGCTTTTGCAAGATCATCCTTACCCTCTTCCTCCCATTCACGGGCAAACTTGCGAAGTTCCTCCGGCTTGGCCGGACTTGTTGGATCGGAGGCCTTCTCGGCTTCTTCGATCTTTCTTTGGAACTCTGCTTGGATTGCACGAACTTGGGCTTTTTCAGCTTCCAGCTTTTTCCAGCTTTCAGCCAATCGAGCCTCTTCCTTTACCCGTTTAACGTCCTTAACCTCGGTCTTTTCGCTTGAGGGTTCGGAGGCGTTGAGAGACTTGGTTGCATCATCCGATACAACCTTTGAATCTTCTTTTGTTTCTTTTGAGTCAGCCGATTCTAACGAATCTTTAGCTTCCTCGGTTGTTTTAGGTTTTTCTGAGGCCCCTTGGTCCTGCGTAGCGAGTGCAGGCGATTCCGCTTTCGGCTTGTAAGGAACTCCGTCTGCTTGCGAAGCAAGCTCGCGAATCATTTCCTCAGTTACCGATTCTACCTTGGAGGAGTCTGCTGGTTCCACAACCTGCTCGACTCCGATGTTGTTGCTCTCCTCTATCATGGTTTGTCAGGTATCCTTCCCGTTTAGTTTAAGGCCGTAGTTTTTCGAGGAGATCAGAGACAGCCTCAGGCTCCGAGTCCTCGTTAAAATCTTCAATTTCCGATGAAGCTAGCCATTCGATAAAGACCAGTGCTTCCCGAAAACCCACTGCTTTTCCGGATTCAAACAATCCGCCGCCCTTGAATACTGCGCTTATATCCTTACGAGTTGCCGCATTTCGCAGACAGGTGATGAACCGCTTGCCGGAGGCAGATTCAAAGAACAACTTGGTTGCGGTAGTGTCCTCCTGTTTCCAGTTGACCGATACCTCTCCAAGTTCTTTCCAGAGGCGTAAGACAGTTTTTAGTTTGTGCAACATATATTATTTAGGCTTGTTACATCATTCCGGCCTGCGGAGCCGATTGGGTTGATGTTAAGCCCTGAGGCATCTGCCCCTGACCCTGAGCCTGCATTTGACTCTGCATAGCCTGAGCCTGCTTGCGGAGCATCCCACGAATCTGTCTTTCAGCATTCTTATCGGTCTGACCTAGGCCTTGTAGGTGTGCCTCTAGGTGTTGCCCATACAACTGTTGAGACTGCTGAGATCCCCCGCCCTGCTGACTGAGTAGCTGAATCCTGCCAAGAAGAACTTCGAGATGGGCTTTATGATCGTCCTGAGGCTTAACCGCAACCGGATAACCACTCTCCATAATAAGATTCTCTTTAGCCTGTTCCTCTTTCTCGTCCTGACCACGGAGATTAGGATCAGTCAGAAGTTTCCCAACCAAAGCGGGATCGTCGATCTCAAGAACCGAGCGAACCAAGGAAGGCTGATCCACATAGGGATTACCCGACAAGAGTTGCATCCGGCTAAAGGCCTTTTGATACTGGACTGCTTTATTGATTCCATCTGCCGATCCAGAGGGATGAATTGCGTATTCAACCTCCAAGGCTTCCGGAGGGATTGTCCCGAAGGCTTGATTGAAATAGTAGTTAAGAGATTTTTTACCAAACTGACAAAGAACCGAGTAGGCCTGACGATAGACGTAGCCTAGCGAGATCCGGAAGATTCTCGCACGAAGATCCGTGGACTGACCCATAAGGGCTCCAATCTGAGAAATCTCAGTAGCGGTACGGGCATTCTTCATTCCCTGTTGTTGCCCCATACCAAAGTCCGGCATAGAGGTCAGGTACTCAGAAATCATCCGTTGGTTAATCATCTCTTGGTCAAAGCTGATAGGAGGTTGCGGCATCGTCACCGGAGATACGCCAACGGGAAGAATTGTCGCAGGACCAAACTTCAAATTGTTGGAGTTAGGAATGTCCTGCTCACAGCGGAAGAGGGGGCGATTATAGAGAGTCATTGCGTCAGCCTTTTCGTTCATCAGCTTGCACATATAGCTCTCGAAAGGAGCCACGATCTCGCAAAGCCCACGACTCGAATAAACGCCCTTGTCCTTAATCTCCATGACGAAAGGAACGAAGGGCATCTGACCATGCTTATAGGGAAGTTCAAACGAAGGCCGGATGTCATCCTCGGGAGCTAGAGGGCTGAATGTATGAACAAGAATCTTGCCCTCTTCATCCCTCTCATAAACTTCCCAAACGATAACTTGATCTTCCTCTGCTCCAACCGTGATTCCTTCACGCCTTAACTTGATATTCTCGAGCGTCGAAAGACGGGTTCCCTCACCTGTACGGCCCTTGATCTTGCGGATCAATTCCTCGTCCTGATTGTATAGCTTGTTGGACTTGTACTGATTCAGGCTCATCTGGATCACATGGCACAGACGATCACAATTCTTTACGTCTCTCGTATAATGCGGAACGATTGCGAACACGGGGTCAACGGAATCAAACCGAACCGACTTTGTATCTTCGTCCCAAGAAATCTTTAATAGGTTCAACCCGCTCATCAGGGTGTGGTCGATTGCAGTCAGAATCTCACTCTCGAAGTTGCTCTCCTGCTTAATACAATAATCAAACCAACGGGAGATGCCCTGAGTAATTCCATTTGTTTGAGGTGTGGATGGAACAAACGAAGCGATCACCTCGTTGGAGAAAACCTGTTGATAGTAGAAAGGCTTTAGCTTGTTAATGATTGAATCGGCCAACGGATAGTGAAGGTCAGCCTGCCAAGGCAATTTCTTTTTGCGGCGGAGTCCGGAATGGCGCATCTCATACCAAATCCTCTGACGCTCCTCCCAACCAGTACGAGCCCTTATGTCGTCGAGCAATGCTTTATAGAGATCGTTACGTTCCATCATTTTGCGTTTCCTATTTTAATTTGTGTCTCTAAATCAATAATCGTATCGAGTGCGTCCTTACACCAGTAGGGAGCCGCATCTCTAGCTTTGTTTGCATCTGGTCTTTCCATGAGTCTTTCAGCGTTACGACTTGTCACCACTCTGGGTTGAGTTGTCGCGCAT